CAGCACTTCGCCAAAGGCGGGGCCGTGGTCACCTTCCAATTTCTCTAACCCACAACCCGCAAACCAACATGAATACGACCATTAAAGTTCTATCCACCATTGCCAAGATCGCCGGTCTCGCTGGCTATTTTGCCGACTATCTCCCGGCTTCAACGGCTCTGATCGTTGTCGCTATCGCTTCGACCTCGAAGGACTTCGTTACTTCCATCGGCGACCTTCTGGATGACGGCCAGAAAAACGGCTCATTCAAAGCTTAGCACTTTGGCGGGAGAGGGCCGCAGTCGTGAGGCGCGGCAAGGGTTCCGGTTCTTTTCCCTCATCCTCCTCTCCCGCCTATCCTTTCCATGAAGTCTCTCGCTCTAGTCTTCGCTCTGGCCTGCTGCTCTTGCAGCACCAAGACGACAATCTCCCCAAAGGGTGACACGGTGAACAGCGGCTACGGCGTGAGAACCATTGTCACGTTCCACCCTGACGGGCGCAAGACCATTGAGACGATTCCGATCAATCCGATTGAAGCGGCTGTTGGCGGCGCGGCGTCTGCGATTGCGAGGGCGTTTCTACTTTCCAAACCAGCGGAAAAATGACTCTGACTATCGACATTCTCACCGTTTTTTATGTCGTCGTGTTCGGCGGGATGGCGGTGCTTTTTGTTGCTTCAATGCTATGAATTTAACCTGGGCCATAGCTACTGAAACGATACCTCCTAAAATGGTAGGTGACGTGCAACGCTTAGTGTCGAATGCCTGGGGCATCTGGGAAGAAGCCGTTCCTGCTCTGCGTCCACAACAGATCATCAACCCTGTAGATGCTTGGTGCAGTATTGGCTTTGCTCCGCTGCCGCTTTACCCTGGGCGGATTGCTCAGCAGTCTATGCGCGATGGAAAGCGCCCATTGATCGAGTTCGACCCGCGTGTTTCCTGGCGCTTTCGTTGGTGGCAAGGGCTGTTCAGTTTTAGTTATGTCGATTTTCTGCCGCTAGCTCTTCACGAAATCGGCCATGCCTTGGGGTTGCCTCACAAAGAAAACCCTGGCTCGATTATGTGTTCTCGTCCGGTACTGCATTACGTCGATGATGTGAGCGCCCATCTTGTGCAATCAATCCTTCACACTTCTGCTGTATGAGCACCAAAGGTTTCGCTTCATCTTTCGCCGATCTCGCCGACGTCCGCGCTTTCAAGCGTGCTAAAGCCAAAGGCATGACAGACCAAGAGGCCTTTCGTTACGGGGACAACGGGATTGGTTGTTTCGGTGATGATGTCACTACGCTGAAGATCCCTTACGTTGCTGTGCCGCCTGACGATATGGTTGAGCGTTGGGGCAGCGTGAAGGCCGCAAAGCACAAGCCCGTTCTAGTCACGATCAACGGCGTAACCCATCGCTGTATTGTCGGCGACCGGATGCCGTGGAGAAAGAACATTCGCAACAAGGCGGTTATCGACCTTGCGCCCGGCGCTCAAGCGGCTTTCGGGCTGAAGCCTCCGTTCATGGTTCCTGCATCCTGGGTGTGGGCGTAGTGCTCAAGTAATGGTTCAGCGTCGTCTTGGTCGTTGTATGGCCTAGCGCTCTGCTCGCCTCCTTGATGCCCTCCAGGCGCGCAAGAACGGCGTCCTCTGTGAGTTTTGCGACGTCGTCCGCGTAGAGCCCTCGGAGCCTGTGAAGCGGTTTCTTGGCGGTCCCGCAACAAAATAAATTAAAATAATTGAAAAAGTGTTTGACGGGCGGGAGTCCACCAGCAAGAGTTGCGGTGAGAGACCATCAACATTTACCCACAACAGAAACTACCATGCCTCAAGTCGTAGCCATCCTAAACAACGCCGAGCATAAGGCGCTCGCTCAACGAGCCAAACTAGAGCGGCGCTCGCTCGGGAACCAGTTAATCGCTGAAGCCTTTCTGAGCGCAGGTCGGGAGGTTCCCGAATATCTGAACAAGAAAACGAAACCTCGCACCACTGCAAAAGCATGAAGCTCCACCGCGCCAAGTTCACGCACCTGGAAAACCTAATCGCTGAGTGGTCGCAGTATGTCGAGCGCATGGAGTCGGAGATTCGCCGGCTTCGCTCTGCCGGAAGTCTAGCGGAACACTTCAAGATTGGCGCTCTTAGCTCCGGCCAAGCTGCACAAACCATCTGGCGCGAAATCAAAGCGGAACGCAAACGCTAACCATTTTCCTCTCGCCCGAAAGGGTCAACACCGGGCTGCACTCTATACGGCAATTGCAGACCAAGGAGCGCCGGGAGAGGAAACCTTTTTCACTAAAACTATGGAACTAGAATCACTACCATCATCACCGCCCTGGTTGCTCTGGGCCATCCTAATCGTCGTCATCATTGCTAGCCTACGGTTGGCCCGCGCTCTCACCGTCGATCTTTTCCGCTCCGACGAAGAAGAGTTTCAAGAATACCTTGACGAGCATTTTCCGCCATCAAACCGCACGCCAAAGAGCAACGGCAAAGGTCGCCTTTCCGGAAAGTTCCACCCATGAAACAAGAGCTTATCACGCTGGCCATGCAGGCCCTTCTTTTCTCGCCCGTGCTGTTCGTGCTGTTCGTGCCTTTTTTCATTTGGCGCGACGAGCGGAAACACAACTCAACCCGCAACACCCGCCGCAAATAATGACCGTTGAACCCAACGAAAAGGAAATCTGGTTGACCGTGCATGAAGTCGCCAAGGTGTGCAAGAAGTCGCTGCGGCAGGTTCAATATTACGCTGCGGCTAAACCTGGGGAGCGTGCGCTTCTTCAAACCTCTGGCGGTCGCCCTTCCGTCGTTCGCCTCGATCACTTCAAGAAGTTCTTGCGGCGGAAATTCCCGCTCCGTCCAGAGTTCACCATCGCTGAACTCGATGCTCTTCGCGGGCCGCAAAAGCCAACAATGATCTGGTGTCGCTCGCTGCACCTGGACCATTCGCACCTTGTCAGGCCTGATGGCACAACGGCTTGCAGTGGCGCAAGCAACGGCGTGAAGCTGCCTTACGGCGCGGCATGGATTCCCTGCGAAGCTGGCGACTACGGGCGGAAGTGCACGCGTTGCATGGGGCACGCTAGCGGATAGTTTCGACGACCGACCCGAACGAACGACGGGAGAACTCACTTGCTGGGTATGACATTACCGCCGCCAAGGGCAGTTCGTCGTTAAAACGCAAGTATCTGTGTCTGAGGCAGCTAGGACACAGCGCCAGCCTTCGGCGTAGCTAATGGGACCGAAACAGATTGTGAAGGCAATCGGTGACAGCTCGGAGAGACGGCCAATACAAGACGGGACTGGATGGAATCTATCGCAAGACGGTCCCTTTAAATGTCCACCTGATAGAGTCGAACGCCGGACACAAGGGCGTGACAGCCGGAGAGACGGCAATTTTTCCCTCAGCAGAAACAGACAACTCAACACCAACACGAAAATGCAAACCGCACTCACAGAATCCAAGCCGCTCTTTCAGCCTCGCGCCTCCGCTCTCGCTGTGATGGCGGGTCGCTTCAACGTCGAGCCTGACAAACTGCTCGGCACACTCAAGAATACCGTCTTCAAGGGCGCATCAAACGACGAGCTTCTTGCTCTCGTCGTGGTCGCCAATGAATACGGGTTGAACCCTCTCACCAAGGAGATTTACGCCTTCCCTGCCAAGGGGGGCGGCATTGTCCCGGTCGTCTCCGTCGATGGCTGGAACAACGTTGCTAACTCCCACCCGCAAATGGACGGGATGGAGTTTGAGTTCGAGCATGACGACCAAGGCAAGCTTGTTTCCTGCACCTGCATCATCTGGCGCAAGGATCGCAACAGGCCAATCAAGGTGACTGAATACCTTTCCGAATGTCGGCGCTCAACAGATCCCTGGAAGATGGAACACCGCATGTTGCGTCACAAGGCATTGATCCAATGCGCCCGCGTGGCCTTTGGTTTCAGTGGCGTCTATGACGAAGACGACGCCCGCCAGATTGGCGGAATGGTGGACGTTACGCCTGTTCCTGCTGCCGTGGTTGATAAGGTGGAGGTCAAGCAAGAGCCCGCGCCACAAGCCCCAATCGAGGCCGATTTCAAGCTTAACGAAACGCCTGTTTCTCTGCTCGATCAACTTGCCGACCGCATTGCTGCCAGTGGTTTTGGATGGCCTGCAATCGCTACGGAAGCTGAGCAGGGCGGCTTGTTCCTTGATCCTCTTATTCCTATCAATGAGCAGCCAGAGGACGTTCTTCGCGATGTTCTCGGCGCATTCGAGGCCATCGTTTCCAACCTCAAAAAATAAGACCATGACAACTGAACAACTCGAACAAATCATCAAAGAGGCTCCCGATCAAGTGACGGAGGTTCTTTCCGAACTTAGCCCGCACATTCGCGAAGCGGCAATCGTGTCGCTTGCTGCGAGTCAAGACAGCGAGAAGGCCAAGGCCGCGGTTTCCGTTGGCTTGACGCTTTCGATCAACCTTGCAACTTCCCCTGTGTCTTGGAAGCTCGAAGGCGCTGTGTCCGTGCGTCACAAGGTCGCCGGGGAAGATCAGGTTGCTGACCCTACGCCAGAGCTTGCGCCTGGGTTTGGCAAGGGGCGGAAGGTCAAGATCAAAATTGAAGATAGAAAGGTGGAAGAATAGCCATGTCCTGGAAAGATTTGAAGCCCCTTGGACGGGCAACTATTGGAACCAAATGCGGCTACGCGCTCCGAAATGGCGGAGCGGGAAAGAAAAACCGCTCACTGGAAATTGTTATCTCCGCCGATGTTCTTCGCCGCTCTGGCTGGAAAGATGCCTCTTGGCTGAAGCTCCAGAGTGACGGCAAGATGATTCGTCTTGTCATCGTGACTGGCGCATCAAAAACCGCCCGCAAACTGCGGATCTCGCAAAGTGGGCGCGGCAACTGGTCGATTCCTGCGACTGGCGACATCGCCGATTTGTTTGGCGCAGAGGCCAAGGGCATGACGCCGCTGAACCTTGTAGAAGCAACCTCTGAGCATGTTTGCATGGAGTTCGTGGAAGGGGGTGAAGCATGACCCGAGAAGAACACCTTCAACGAATCGTAGCCAAGTGCCGGGAGCTTCTGGCGATTGCTCAGAAGCGGACTCCTGGGAAGTGGCATTGCCCCAATACGCGGACTGAAGTATTCATGTCAGATTCCAGGCCTGTAGCGATGTGCTGGGGTCCGGATGCGTCAGCGCATGGCAACGCCGCCTTCATCGCCTTATGTGCCGGAACTGCTGAAGCTGGCTGTAAGGCTACCATTGTGGCTATTGAGGGGCTGGATGAGCAGAGAAAGCACATCGAATCAATTTCTCGTTTTCTCAGCCTGAACGGACAATACTACAACGACCTTAACCCCCATCGTGAAGCAATGCTGCGGCGAGAGAAAATAACCACTGATAATCTAATTGCCGCATGGCCGGAGGAACTACTATGAACACTGACCCAAGACGCGGCCTCCCCTCGGCCTCAGCAATGGACCGGCTCGAAGCCTGCCCTGCATCATTCCACGCATCGAAAGACTTGCCAGACTCAAGCAGCGAAGACGCCGAAAGCGGGACTCGCATTCACAAGGCGCTGGAAACTGGCGACACGTCGGAGCTTTCGCCGGACGAACTGGACACGTTTGAGATGTGCCTGGATCAAAGGCAACAGATTGTCGAGGCGTGGTATGGCTCCGACCCTGGACACGGTGTCCTTGATCCGTTTTTAGAAGTCCGCCTTGGCTTAACTAATATCGGCGGAGTCGTTGAAGTCACCGACGAGACAACGGCAACGCTCCGATTCACCGGGCAAGCTGACGTTATCGCGCTCGATGGTAAACGGGGGCTGGTGATCGACTACAAGACCGGACGCGGCGACTATGAACACGCCACCGGGAACCGTCAATTGCGGGCACTGGCTGCGCTTGCTGCTCGCCGCTGGCGTCTTGACTCAGTGCGGGTTGCTATCGTGCAGCCCTGGGCCGGGAAACCGACCGTGGCGGACTTTGACGATCTCGGTATCGTTGACGCGCTGAACTGGCTTTCACGCACGCTCGAACGTGTCAAGGCTGCAACGCCTGAAGACCTGAACGCCGGGGAGCATTGCAAATGGTGCCGCGCAAAGGCTGTCTGCCCCGCATTCCGTGAAGCCGCGCTTGCACCAGTCAGCAACATGGCAATCAACCTTCCCGTTGATCCTGAAACGTCTAGGGCCGCATTGTTTGCAAGGGCAATGGAGTTAGCGCCGGAAAGTCTAGCGCGTCTTGTGCGTGGCTTGAAGCTTGTCGGCTGGTATCAGGCGGCGATTGAAGGCGCGGCGAGACTGCGGGCGGAATCGGACGTTGAGTTTCAGCAGTATTTCCGACTCGTTCCAGGTAACGAGGTTCGAGAGATCACCAACGCACAAGCAGCGTTTGAGTTTGCCGCGAAACATGGCGTTTCAACTTCAGCCTTTATGGATTGCGTGAAGGTGGGCGTTGGCGCTCTCGAAGGCGTTCTCCGCGAAGCCAGTGGCCCCAAGATCACTAAAAGCGGAGCACCACACAAGACGCAAAAGGCGATGTCATCAGACACAGCGAAAGCGCTTGTCAACACCTTGGAGCAAGTCGGGGCGCTGAAGCTCCGGCAGAATGCGCCACAACTGGAAGCCGTGCCCTTGGCATTGGTGGACGAATAACCAACACACCCTACTCTCTCAATGAACCCAATTCAAAACGCCATTATTTGGCTTATCACCAAGGCCAGCGCCGATGAGGAACGAGCAGACGCTCTGCCCGAGAATCCCTTTCTTGCCAAGTTGCTGCGCGAAGACGCGGAAGCTGCACGGAAGTTGGCCAACTCACTTCAACCCTTATCTGGTCTATAAGTATGTCAGACATACAATCCTATCGCCAAGTTAGCCGCATTGACTGGGGTACGTGCGCCTCAAAGCTGACGCTCGAAGAAATTCAAGCAGGCGCAATTCTTCGCATTGCCGACGCAACCGAAGCAATGGCTAAGAACCATGTGCAATTGCAAGCCGAAGTGGACCGCCTGAATCGGTGGTATGACCAAGCACGCAAAAGGTCAGCAAAACTCGAACGCTCAAATGCTGCCCTTCGCGGGCACATCACACGACTCAAGAAGCAACTTAACCAGCCAACCAATGAGTAAGCTATCCCTATCAATAGACTTATGCCAACTCCAGGGTGCGCAGATTGTCACGTCAAAGTCAGGCACTCAATGCCTTGTACTCAACCTGAACGAAAGCCGCGCCAAGCTCTACACCAAGAAGGACGGAACGCTTGCGGTCTATCTTCGCCTAGAAGCCGTTGGATCTGACAAGCTGCGGAATGAGGATACTCATTTTGTGGTTGAGCCGACGACCAAAGAGGAACGCGAGGGCGGGCTGAAGTTGCCTATCATCGGCAATGGGCGCGAATACGTCAACGCTGTTGGACAGCCTCAACGGCAGCAACAGCAACCTCCGCGCCAACAACAACGCCAGCCTTCGCGCTATCAACCGCCACCGCCAGAGCATGAAGGGCAATGGGTGGGTGAAGATAACGAAGACATTCCGTTTTGATATGAGCACACCCCTTTTCCTGAAACTACTAGCCGCGAATCGGCTTCCTGAACCAACGCCGGAACATCGTTTTGACACTGCGCGAAAGTGGCGTTTTGATTTCGCGTTCATTGCGCACAAGGTGGCGCTTGAGGTTGAGGGCGGAATCTTTACCGGGGGTCGTCATACTCGCGGGAAAGGATTTCTAAACGATATGGAGAAATACAACGCCGCGGCTCTCCAGGGCTGGCGCGTGCTGCGGGTCACGCCCTCGACTCTTTGCACGTCCGCAACGTTCGACATGCTCAAGGTTGCCTTGGGTGATGTTATTGAGGGGCAGAAAATGCTTGACCTCAGCCATTGAGGTTCACCCGATTCATTCAACATCGTTGCACCCGATGAGTACGACTTTCAATCTTCCCCTCTCTATGCCGTCCTTTCGGGGACGGGGTGCACATAGAGGGGGATCTTTTTGCCAATGAGAATCCGCACCATCAAACCTGAGTTCTTTCTTCACGAAGCTTTGTTCGAGTTGGAGATTGAAACGAAACTGCCCATTCGCCTCGCCTTCATTGGGTTATGGTGCGCCGCGGATCGCGAAGGGCGTTTCAAGTGGGAGCCGCGGAAACTTGGAATCCAGATTTTGCCCTATGACTCAATCGACTTTTCACGCGTGCTTGACGCGCTGTTGTTGCGTGGATTCATTTTGAAATACGCGTCAACTTCGGGTGAAATTGGCCTGATTCCGTCCTTTCCTCGGCATCAAATCATCAACAATCGGGAAAAGCTCTCGGAATTGCCCGCTCCCCCTGAATCCTTGGAATATCAACCCTTTGACGCGTGCTCGACGCGTGAAGAACGGAACGACGACGTTGAAAAGTTTCCCTTGAGTGGAAGGGAAGGGAAGGGAAAGGAAGGGAACATGGAAGGGAAAGGAACAAGTACCCCCAAAGCCCCCAAGGGGGCCGCGTCTCTTTCGCCGGAACAAATCGAAGTCGGTTCTTGGTTTGGTCGCAAGGCCTCAACCGCATGGAGCGAGAAGGAAGTGAAAGCCTGGGCTAAGCTCTCCCCTGATTCCGTGACTGAGGGCATTACAGTTCTCGCTCCCCCGTATCGAGCCAAGGTCAAATTCACGCGACAAGACCTCCAGACGCTTCTGAACAACTGGCTAGGGGAGATTGACCGCTGGCGCAATTGGGCGGCTCCTGCGGCCTCTGACGTGAAGCCGTTGGCCTCTGGTGAGGGTCTGTCATTCCTGGATGATCCTAACGCCGTGTTTTTTGCTGAGGACCGGGAACGGGAATTGGCGATGAGTAACCAATCTTAACCAACACTGACTTATGACTGAAACCGAAAAGATCCAACAACTCACGAAGGTCGGGGATGGCGTAGCGACGGCGATTGTATGCCCACTAACAAACAAGCCGTTCCTTCTGGTGGCGGCTACTGAGGACGATTTAGAGGCGCTGCTAATTATGCGCTGTCAGTTCGAGCCGGAGCAGTTCACGGCAAGCAAATTCAGAAACGTGAAGGTGATGCTTGCCGGTGGCGAAACCGCTAAATCCAAAAGGGGAAAAACAGCATGACCACACCACCACCCATTAGCCCCGAAGATATGCGGAGCCTTCAGGAAGTGTCCGCAGCGTATCGTGCTCGAATGGCCGCGCTCGAAGCAGAGAGAGCCACTATCCCGCAAAGCTCAACCGCTGAGCTTGTCGTTGAGTCCCTGGAACGTGTCCAGGTGCGCAAGTGCGTTGACTGCGGCGAGCAGTTCGAGGCAGTTGGCTTAACGGCCTATTGCGATCCCTGCGGCATTCGTGTTGACGCTGAATCTGCGCTGCCTCCGGTGAAGAATCTCGACTCGTCTTGGCCTAAGCTCCACGCTGGTAAGCTCCGCGAACTCCACGGCCCGGCTCTCAAGATGGGCGAGAAGCTTTCTTCGCGGATGTTCGGCAATCGCGTTTGTGTCTTGGCTGGCGACCGGGGACGGGGCAAAACTCAGATTGCAACGTTCATCGCTTACTCTCGGATCTGCAAGGGGCACGACTCGGGCATTTACTGCCGCGCCTGGGACATGGTGCGGCTTTGCTCTGGCTACGACAAGGAGGCGATTAAGTCGTTGCAGGCATTCCAGCGGGTGCCGTTTCTTTGCATTGACGAGGCGCATCGAGTCGACCCAAAGCACATTCACGTTCTTGAGTCGGTGATTGACGCCCGGTATGCGAATCGTCGCCCGCTGATGGTGATTGGAAACTGGTTGACCGAGAAGGGGATGCTCGATGGCGAGAATGTTTCAGGGCAGCATTTGCACGGCCTGGGGCCTACCATCATGGACCGGATCAACGAGCACACGGCGAATCGGACCGGTGGCGTTGTTTGGTGTCGGTGGGAGAGTTACCGGGTTTGCGGGAACGGAAAGGATATGCCACGCCAATGAAGTCTCTGCCGCCATGCGATCACGACGAATGTCCGCCAACCAGATGTCTGGCGTTGGCATCATCCGGTTGTTCTGTGATGCGTTACCGCCTCGTCTTGAGCCATCCCGAATGGCCTCGCGAGACTCGCACCAAATGGCAGGATTCGCAGGACTTCACCAAGGCTCTCGCCAAAGCCAAAGAACTCGGAGTGACTGCCCGCGTCGAGTCACAGAACACCCAAGTTGACCAAAGGCCTTTGCCGTCTGGTCAAGCGACCTGTTCGGAGGTTGATAACCGGGGATGAAAGGGGTTAGCTGCAATCCTGTCCAATGCTTTTTAGTTATGAACTCAACCTTTGACATCGCGGTAATTAGTCCGCTCCATGACTTATGATCGACGGAAGTAAACCACTCGAAAACCCTCGTTATGAGCGTTTTGCCTGCGAGCTGGCGAAGGGGTCTAGTCAATACGTGGCTTATCATGTGGCCGGGTTTACACCCAATCGCGGCAATGCTACACGGTTGAATGCGAATGAAAGCGTTCAGGCTCGAGTTGCCTGGATCAAGGAGCAAGCGGCAGTTGAAACGATTTTGACTATCCAGGAAAAGCGGAAATTCCTAGCCAAAGTGGTGAGGACTCCAATCGGCAACGTTGATCAGGATAGCGATTTGTGCCAAGAGTTCGCGAAGACTTCCGACTCCATCAAGTTCAGGATGCCTGACAAGCTGGCGGCTATTCGATTGGATAACGATCTAGCTGGCGACGGCTCCGAAGCGGCGGCTCAACTTTCAAGCGTCCAGGTTTTGGCGCAGATTATGGGGGTGGTGAAGTGAGCGGTGGCGTTAAAGATACTGATACGTTGGGTGCCGTGCCTGGTTCGGCTTCTGATGCTCCTCGGCATCCACACACTCGCTGGGAGTCCATAGGAGAACTCATGGTCGATCTGATGATGAATATCACTCCTCGCCCGTTCTGGATTCAGTTCGACCGCTACGCGACTAAGATCACCGACGAAAACAAAGACTCCGTAGGGCATGGATTACACTTAGCCCTTGAGTTCCAACTCGCTCGGGAGCCGAACGCTTCAAGCTCTGCCACTGGCGGGGCGCAACCCGCATCGCCACCATGAAAGACTCATCCGCCCCGACAGTTGGCCAGCAGCGCCGTGTTCGTCCCCGTCACGAATGGCTTACGCAATGCGGAATGAGCATAGATGGCATGATCGGCTCTGGCATAGGTTGCGGGAAGTTTATACCAGCCTCCAACTGGATGAGGCGCGATGGAATGGACAGTCGCGGCGGAGCGATGGGGAACGCCCCTCTGTGCTCAAAGTGCTCTGAAGCGTAAATCGCAAAATATGCGAAAATAATAGTTGTGTATCTCGCATATTGTGCGAAACTAGAAATGTAACCAAACCGAACACACTATGAAAACACTCGACATCAAAAACGGCACCGCAGTCAAGATCACCTTCGGCATGGGCCGCTCAGTTCTCGGCCAAATCAGCGACAAGGTCGGAACCTCTTACGAAGTCACAACGGAAGAAGGGGATGTGGAATACGTCTCAAACTTCGTCACCGGAAACGAAATCGGCTGCAAAATCCTGTGAGCTTCCCTGAACAACTCAAATTGCAACGCGAGCGGCTCGGTCTAACCCAGGCCGAGCTTGCCTCGTTCCTGGAGGTTTCCCCGCGTGCCGTGTGGCAGTGGGAGAAAGGCACGCTTCCCAACGTGCTGACTCAGGAAGGGGCTCTTGCGAGGCTATCGAAGGCCAAGCGACGCACTCAGGGGACGAACACTGAGGCCAGCCGCGGCGAGCGATAGATTTCGATTACACGACCAGTCCGATTCGAGCCGTTGGACTGCGCCGTTTTGTTCGGCCTCGATTTCCATTTGATTTTATGAGCACGAAACCACAACGATGGATCATTCAGTTTACGGCTACGCGGGGCGATCAGACCGCCCGTGTGAAGATGGGAGCATTTGGCGAGACGCTTGCGCACGCAATCGCTTTTGTGATTGAGCACTGCAAAGGTCAGTATGATTCCATGACGGACTTTGCAGAGTGGCCGAACGTCCAAGCGCAGACACGGCGGGAGTAGCGCCCCGCCACGCGACATACGAGCTTCCCGCCGTTGTCTGCCGCGCTTTTGTTCGGCGGGTTTGTAATCACGACTATGATCAAGCAAATATCGACAATACCAGAGTGTGATGGGGAATGGGGAAAAGTAATCGCGCTAACCGACAAAGGGGAGCTGTGGGCCTTGGTGTTCCGATCAGCAAATTCGGGCGGCTTAACTTGGGTTAAATTGCCACCTCCGCCGACTGAGCCGAACG